GTCTGACATTGCGCTCATAGGTTACTCCATACTCGCATTTTGCTTGCTGTAAATAGACTTGATGTGCAGTGAGCCTGTCCCATAATGCGCCCTCTGCTCATCAACCTTAACTTCTTCCATACCACGGCTGAACTTCTGATCATACTGTGCGGCTCTCTGCTCATCGAGCAAATACGCATAGGCTTCTGCCAATGCACCGTACAAATACAAGTCAGGCGATCTCAGGAATAGCGTTGGTGTGTTGCTATCGCTGATTGCCGTTAACGACCCAATATACACGATTTCTGCCGTATATGCACTGTCTGGGATCGGACGCAGTTTCATCTCTCGCCCAATGATGCTGAAGCCCAGAGGCTTGCCAGTAGAAGAATCAGGGTAACTCGTGTCCAGAGACACTGGGCTGTGATAGCTAAGAACGGTAATTGGCGTGGTGTTTAACTTAACCTCACGCACCTCACGCATATCTGTCGGCAGGGCAATATACTCATCGCCAGCCGTTAGTGTAGCCGTTGACCGCTTTTCCTGTTCTCGCGTCTCTAACTCGCGTGACATCCGGCCTTCTGCAAGCTGGATAAAGTTAGGTATCTGCGCGGTCAGGTCATCCCTTGCCAAAAAGTTGGCAATAGCTGTCTTGAGTTCTGAATAAGTGCCAATGCTCATACGTTGCCGCCACCAGTTCTAAAAGCGCGGTTCTCACCATCGTTGAGCCACTGCTTCCATGCCTTTGGGTTTTCGCTAGGCTTGCCCAGCGTCTTCAAGAGGTGATGATACAATACATTAGGTATTTCGGCAATGTGCGCCATGTGCTTCTGCGTGCCGCGCATCTGACCATAATTCCAGTCATCGCTCATCTGTTTGTTGATCTTTAGCAGGGTGTCAAACCTCTGCTCAGTAACAATGTGATCACCCTCAGTATCGCTCTGAAGGTACACGGTCTTCCCTGTTGTGGGGTCAGTAATCAGGGGGCGTTTCATAAATCACCTGTGTTAATGATAATGATAATTATTCTTATTCGCAAAAGAAAGGGGCGGCGAACCGCCCCTCTCAGGATTGGTTAGGCGGCAGTACCGTCTAGGTCAAGCACAGCGGCGTGAGCCTTTGGTGCTAGTGGCTTGAGTGTCCATTCGCAGATGATCTGGAACTTCTCAGCGTCACCAGTAGCCGCAATGCTGTTCTCAGCAAAGTTACGGCCATTCAAGGTGGCGATTTCAACAAAGTCTGGATCAATCAAGAACAACTTGTCGTTGCTCATGAAGCGTGATGGGCTAACCTCAATCGTACCAAAGTCAGTCAGATAGACAGAGGTTGAGCCAACATAGGTGACTTCCTTTGCCTTCGTCATGTTCACTTGGTTGGAAACCAAGTTGCTGGATGCACTGAGGTCAGAGAACACAGCGCGGTTGGCGGCAGATGTCACCATCATCTTTGGTGAACCACCGTCTGTCCAAGCGTCCTGCATACCGTCATCAATGAGTGCCAGTGACAGACCACGAGAAGCGGCTGTACCAACAGTCACGGTGTCAGTTCCAAGACCAGCAGAGAAGGTTGAACCAGAGCCAACAGAACCGTTGGTGATCCAAGTCATCAGCGATGCTGATTTACGAGGGTCAGAACCAGAACGTGCTACGTTAGTGTCGCCGATTGCTTTCTCAATATCGCGGCGCAGTTCCAGAGATTTCAGCACACGCTGATACTGGGATTCACGCTCACGACCAGCTTTGTCAACCTGTTCCAGAGTGTTGGAAACAGCATAAGCCTTCTGTGAGATTTGCATATAGTTACCAGCGCGAACAGTTGGTGTTGCGGCGGCGATTGCCGCATCAGCACCTTCAGTTGCAAAGTTGGTAGCACTTGCGGCGGCTAGTTCCTGAATCTGCCACTCAAGGAAGATTCCGTTGCCAGTTGATTTTTTAACCGCAGAGAAGATTGGTGTCTCATCTGGGTCAATGCGATAAATGACATCAGCAAGCTGTTCGCGCTCACCAATGGCATCTGAAGTGGTAAAAGTGGTCATAATAAGCTCCTGTTAACGACCTGACATTAAAAATTCCACCGCCGCATCAATAGACTTAGTTTTCGTAAGTTTATTCATAGCGTCACGGCGTTGACGAGTTTGAACTTGAGCTTTTGTCTTGGGCTGACCGCCCTTTGCAACCTTTGGTGCGCTTTGGACTTTCTTCTTGACCGCAGGGGCACTCAAATTGTGCTTATCATACAGCCATGCCTTGTACAGCGACTCAATCGCTCTTGCGTCAGACGCATTTGCGATTTCTTGCTCTGTGTACCCAATCACCTCTTGAGCATATTTAATCACTTCAAGACGCTCTTTGTTTCTGCGACCCTCATCACGCCATGCCGGAATACGCTCCAGCATTTCTGTTTTTTGTGCCGCCAGATGCTGTTGCATCTGATGTTGCGCTTCAACGCTTTGCTGTTGAGCGATGCGCTCTCGCTCTTGTTCGACTCGCGCAATTTCTTCCTTGCGTCTGTCGTATTCGGCCTTCATCTGAAAAAGCTCTTTAGCTTCATACTGTTGACTTAGTGCCGACCAGTCAGGCTCACTAGGAGTTGTCTGCTGGAGTTGGTTGCTTAATTGCTCAAGCTGTAGAGCGTAAGCGTCACGATATTGCCTTGTTTCCAAAACCTCTTGTTCAAAAGCTTTGCGTTGTTCAGCAAGTTCCTGACTACGCTTTGTAAAATGCTGTTGACGGCTGTATCCTGATCTGAGTTCATCAAGCGTCACCTCGTATTCCTGACCATCGACTTTGACGGTGTAGACTTCGGGTTGCTCTGGCTCGTCACTTTCTTCAGTGTCGTCCTCAACATCTTCGCCGTCATATTCTTCAGCTTCAGCATCGGCTTCGGCTTCGGCTTCGTCATACTCAGGCTCTGAGACTTCTGGCTGTTCTTCAACTGCCGCCGCCTCTACGCTCTGTTCATCGTCAACCTTGTCCGGCTCTGGGGGTTGCATTAACAGGCTTACTGCATCTTGTGCTGATATTGCGCCGTTCTCATTAGAGTTATCGGTACTCATCACTTTATCCTTTATAAACTAAATTGAGGTTTCATTTCAAGCCACCTAGACTTGTCTTCGCAATCTTACCATCCATGACCACACTTTCGATGTGACCACGCAATGCTGTAAGGGCTTGCAGAAGCTGGTAAATGCGCTCACGGTTCTCAATGTCGGAGACACCAGATTCCTTCCACGCAGTAATAAATTGATCTTCCAGATACGAAAACGACTCTTGTAGGATTTCGTTTCGTAGGAGTGCCGCCGCTTTCTCGCCGCGATCCATACGCTCACGCAGTTTTCCTTCATTCATGATAAGAGTGTATATCCTTGTAAGTTGTAGGGGTCAGTGTAAATGTCTGGGCGTGTAGCCGCGCCTCTGCGGAAAGCTGTATTTGCCGCCGCAAAATCCTGTGGTGTACCAAAGCCAGCCTCTAGCAGTCCTGATGGTGGCTGGTCAAGTAATCCCATACGAGCATAGTAGCCTGTGGGTGGGGACATTTCAGCAACGCCCATTGAGCCTGATGGCTGGAATGGGCTAGTTGAGCGTGTATCCATGATACAGGCTTGCAGTGTCTCGTTAAAATAGTAACCCTCTGGGCAACGCTCCTGACCTGTTGCTGGGTCTTGTACTAGTGCTACTTGCTGTGGGCGGCCATCCCTATCAGGTGTATCAAATCTATTGCTGACATCAAATGGATCATATCTTGGATCGCCAGAATAGACTCTTTGCTCAAATGGTAATGCTGAGAAAAGCAAGGGGACAAGACCCATGGGAATTTCTGACGGTGGTGTAATCTGACCGACAATATTACCAGCCGGATCACGCACAGGTTGGTAACGGCTAAGTGCCGCTTGTTCCTGCATGATTCTATTTTGCCTAGCAAAGCGTTCTGCTTCAGCCGCCGCCGCTTGTTGAGCGGCTTGCTGTGCCATAGCCTGTTGCAATGCCGCTTGCGCCGCCAGCTCTTGCTGTTGGCGTTGTCTAGCCGCTAATTGTGCGGCCTCTTGAGCGGCTTGCTGTCTTGCGGCTTCTGCCGCCGCTCTTTGAGCCGCCGCTCTTTCTATATCTCGCTGTTGTTGAGCGGCTCTTTCTCTCGCCGCTCTCTCTGCGGCCTGTCTTGCGGCCTCCATAGCCCTTTCACGACCACCACCGCCACCACTGGGTGGGCTTGATGGACTAGATTGCCTTCCTTCCATCGCCCTTTCACGGCCACCGCCGCCGCCGCCGCCGCCACCGGATGAACCGCCGCCGCCGCCAGCACCGTCTCTATCGCCTGCTGGTGGGTAGGCAGGTATGCCTCTGTGCATCTGACCAGAGCCACCCATACGTTTTAACAGATCACCTTCCTGTGGCGTAATGTAAGCCAACTTGTGAGGCATACCGCCAATCGTTGTGCGCTTTGGTAAGGTTACATTGTTAGCCATATCTACCTCGGTAAGTTGGTGCTAATCTCAGCGTCAGTCTGCGCCTTGATTGCTCTGAGTTGTGCCTCTGCCGCGAGTTCCTGCCGCCGTAGCTCTAGTTCGGCTTGCATCTTCTCACGCTCTAGCTGAATCTCCATCTGCATACGCTCACGCTTCAGTGCCATCTCTTGCTGAAGTTTAGCCATGTCCATCTGCGTCTGTGCCGCATTAGGGTCTTGCTGTGGCTGTTGTTGCATCGCTTGCATCTGCATGGCGATCTGTTGTGGATTGTTAAAGAACTGGTCAGCGTCCTTGAAGCCGCCAATCTCCGCAATGCTTCTCAGCGTTGACACATACTGCGGCAGGCTGACAACAGGATTGTTTGCGCCCAGCGTTTGCAGTATCTGCTCTTGCTTCGCCGCAATAGCTTGCAAGAACGCAATCTTCTGCTCATCGTCAGCCGTACCAAGCCCGACCTGAACAATGACATCAAACTCACTGTGCCACTCAGCCGGATCAATCGGCACATAGCTGTTACGCAGTCTGACAATGCGTGGCTTGTTATCGTACTTGGTGATCAAGTGCAGGATGCCCTTAAACAACTGCTTAACCCCACACTCAGCCATAGTTCTCGCACAGC